CCGTCCACCAGGGCGCGCACCTTGTTGTAATCCGCGCTGCCGGTCTGCTCGACTTCGAACAGCAGGTTGTCCAGTTCGTCTTGGGAAACGGCCATGCACAGCTTAGCTCCTTCCTGCTTGGCGTCCTGGCCGTAAACCTCCTGCTTGCCGAAGCGGCCCTTGGCGCGCACCAGCTTGGCGAGGGTCAGGCCGGTGTTGGCGGTCAGGCCGTCGCGGCGGTAGTTCACGGCGATCACCTGGCCGGCCGGCAGGGTCACGGCCTGGATGTTGTCTTCCGTGCCCTCGTAGTTCGTGCCGAGGATGCCGGAAATGAAGATGTCATCCACCTTGCGGCCGGCGGCCGAAACGTGGTCGATCTGTTCTTCCCCGGTCGGGCCGAACATGTATTCCAGATCCTGCGCGTCGTCCTCGTCGATCAGCGTCGCGAGGTACGCCTTGCGGGCGAAAATGTAGCGGTGCTCGAGGGACTGCTCTTCGCCGACGGTCTTCTGGATCCGGCCGGTGGCGTCGCGCATTTCGACCTTGCGCTTGATGCGGTGAGCCACGGACTTGCCGGCGCAGCCGGTCTTGACGGTGGCCATATCACGGAAGCGGCTTTGCAGCTGCTGCGCTTCGTGCTCGATGCCGTCCTGGAACATGTTCCGGACGGCCTGCGGGATGGTGAGTGGAATTGCCATGGTGGTAGGCGGTGAGGTGGTTGAAGGGATTCAGGAAAAGACCGGCGGGCCGGCCTGCGACTGGTTCCGATTGTCCACCTCTGCCACGGGTCCGGGCTTCCGGATTGTCCACGCGATAGCGGGTCGGCGATCACTTGCGGGAATAGCACGGCCCGCGGCGTGGAGTCCACACGCGCGGGCCTTGCCGACACCAACTTGCCCCGGCGGTCAGCCGCCGGAATTGTAGAGGCGCACCACCTTGGCTTTGATCGCCGGATCACCGCGCATGTAAGCGGCATGCTCCGGGTTGTTCGGGTTCCGCGTGATGTCGCGGGCCTCTTCCGCCGGGGTCGTGAACTTGCCGGATCCGCCGACCACGCCGCGCATGCCGGCCACGGCATCCTCCGACAGCATGCCGGAAACTTTCCCCAGGAACTGGAGCACCTTGGGATTCCCGAACAGCTCGGCGTCCTCCGGATCGTAGCCCAGCGCCGTGGCCACCATCTTGGTTTGCCCCAGCTTGGCGGCGAAGTTCGTCCCCCACTCGCGTTTCAGGGATTCCATCCGCTGCGCCATCAGGTTGTCGAAGTGGATTTGCGCCGACGTGCGCGCCTCGACCTCGCTTTGCAGCTGGAACTCCACCAGCTCCTTGGCCGCGGCCGGCGTCAGGCCGTGCTTGTGAGCCAGCGCCGCGTATTGCGCCCCGCGGGCCTCGTCCCACTGGATCCCGTCCGGCAGCTTCTCCGGCTTCAGCTGGTAGCCGCGCGGATCGTCCGGGATCCCCATCGCCTTGCGGAATGCCGCGTGCGCCTCCGCCGGGGCGTCCGCCGCCGGCACGACGATGCCTTGCGGCTGCCGCTGGTGAAAGGACCGCTCGAGCTCGATGTAACTCTTGCCCATCCCTTCCAGGTCGGGCTTGCCGTCGCGCCAGAACTTTTCCGGCACGTAGTCCGGCCGGGCCGGGGGAGCACCACCGCCGCCGGCAGCGCCACCACCGCCAGTGTTCGGATCCGGAGCACCACCGCCGGGAGCACCACCGCCTGGCGCACCGCCGCCCGCGGCACCACCACCGCCACCGGCTCCGCCGTCACCACCGTCCGGGAACATCGGGAATTGGAATCGCTTCATGCTGTTGATCGGTCAGGGGTTGATGGTTCAGGCTTCCGCTTTCGGCTTCCGGCCGCGCTTCTTGGGTTCCGCCGCGGGTTGCTCCGGAGATTCAGCCGGCGGGCTGTCTTCCTCTTCCTCGACGACTTCCACCGGCCCGTCCTTGTCCGCCGGCTTGGTCAGCTCGGCGTATTCGATCGCTTCGCCCAGGTCGGCCATGGCCTCCCGCGGGGTCTTGCCGAAGCCGGTCAGTTCCACGTATGCCTCGCAGCTCGCGACAAACCCGTGTTGCCCGTCGCCGTTCACGCCGCGGATGATCATCACCCGGCGCTCTTCGTCATCGGTCAGCCATTGCGGGAATTCCTCGCCTTCGAAGGGATCCGCCGCCTGCCCGGCCGCTTCTTCCGCCTGGTCCGGCACCCGGCCGGAATAGCGCCGCTTGAAATCGTCCGCGCTGAAATTCTCGCGGGCCCACGCCACCACCGCCGGGGTCAGGTCGCCCAGGAATGGCGTCATCAGCGCGGCCACTTCCGCCGGGAACTCCGCCAGCGGCGCCACGGCTTCCACGGCCAGCGGCCCGTTGGAGATCGACGGGAAAACCCCTTGGGTCATCCGCATCCATTTGGCGATCGCCTCGCCGTGCTGCGCATGCTGCGGGAAAAGGCAGATCGTGCGCGTCCTTCCGTCGAACTTGCCCACACAGTCGTCGTCAACGAACAGGTGGCGGGATTGGTACATGTGGATCTTCTTCATCGTCGTCGTCTTGGTCGGGGTTGTGGGAGAATGTCGCGTTGAGGATGTCGGAAACCACGTTCCGCATGCCGTCGCGGTGCGCGGCCTTGCCGGGATCCATCCCGTCCTCCGCGGAGAATACCGAGCCGTTGAAATTGTAACGCGCCATGGCCAGGCGCAGCCACTTCCGGCCGCTGTCGGTCAGGAACAGGCGGCGCGTCACCCGCTGGAATTCCTCTTCCAGCGCCTCGATGTCCCGTTGCAAGCGGGACACTTCCGCGAATTGCTTCAGGGCGTCGAAGTTGCCCGAGTTCATGCCTTCACCCCCAGCTTGCCAGCCGTCGCGGCCAGCATTTCAGCCTGCTGCATTTCAGCCTGTTTCGCCTGCGCCTCCGCTCGTTGCTTCCGGCGCTCATCCCGCACCTTTTCCTTCACCAGCAGGCTTTCCGGCGCTCCTTCGTTCCGCGCGGTCTGCCGCACGTAGGCGTCCACGTCGATGTTGTCCATCGCCTCCGGCAGCATTTGGGAGATCGACAGCGCGCGCTCGATGCTGCGATCCGATGCCGCGCTTTCCGCCTGGCGGATGGCCAGCGCGATCCGCGATTGATAGACCACCTTCGGGTTGGGCACTTCCGGCCCTTCCGTCGTCATCCGCACCACCTCCGGCGGGATCTCGGCCAGCTTGCCGAAAGCACCGGAGCGCAGGAGGATGGAGAAAATCCGGTTCATCAGCACCTGGAAATCCGCCACGAACAGGGTGAAAGAAGGGCTGAACTGCATCAGCTTTTCCGCCGATCGCTCCGCCACTTCCCGCGCGGTCATCACCTTTTCCAGCTCCGAGAACATGCGGAACAGATCGACGTGATACGCGCGGTTGATCGTGTCGCGGGCGTCTTGTAGCTGCTCCAGCATGCCCTCCGGCCGGCCCTGGTGCGCCCATTCGCGCGGCAGCTCGCCGGCATTCGCGCCGGACTTGAACACCGTGCGCCCGCCGGGCCGGAGATCGACGTTGCCCACCAGGTTGTCCGGGATCATCACCGGCGGCACGGCCAGTTTCTGGCCGACCACGTGCAGGATTTCCTTCGTGCTGTTGGCATCGACCACGGCGGCCTTCACTTCCTCGAAGGGCCCGTATCCATACTGCTGACCGGTGCCCGGCCGCTTCAGGTAGCGGGTCACGCAATACGGCATTTCCTGGAACCCGGAGCGCTCCAGAACGGTCTTGCCCTCAAGCGCCACCCACACGCTTGCGAAGCGCATGTTGAAAACGTCCGCCTTGCCGGGATCGCGGTTCATCCGCGGGAAAACCGCGTGGATCACCTTGTGGAAACTGTTCGCGCCGTTCTTCTGATACTGCTCCCACGCCTTGGCCAGCTTCTTGTCGGCCGCAATCTTGTCCTCGCCGAACATTTGGACCAGCTGCCGGATGCCGTAGGCGCAGCAGCGGAAAACCGTGTCCACGTTCCCCTCCGCGTCCTCTTCCACGCAATAGGTTCCCACCGGGTGAGCCTGGAACTTGATCCGCTTCCCCGGATCTTCCATCGCATCCATGCAGGCGATCCCGAATCCGGAGCGCTCCAGAAACGCCTCGTTCAGCGCGGGATAGAAATTGCCGGATGCCAGGATCTTGGCCGCCGTTTCGCTGGCCTCCGAATACCACCCGTCCGCGGCCTCGCTCTTGATGTCGTCCGGTGCTTCCCAGGCGAACCAGCGCGTGCCGGCCGGGGTGATATGGCTCGAATGCCCGTTGGCCAGCGTTTGCACGGCATGGATGGCCGTCACGTCATACAGCCGGTTGGCCGTGCTGTCCCCGGGTTGCGTGGTCTGCATCCCGCCCACCTTGCCCTTGCGCGGCATGGCGTAGTCCGCCACGTCCTGCCAGTGGGAATCCCATGGCTTGCGGTCGCCTTCCATGACGGACCAGCGCGCGAGGATGGATTTCGCGTCTTCCATGGGTCAGCCGGTAGTGGTCCGCTTCGGTTCAGCCACGCCGGGGGAAAACATCGAACGGGACGGGTTCAGCGTGGCCGCGTAACCGCGCCGTGCGCCCTGCTTCTTCCGCTCTTCCTCCTTGGCAAGTGCGATGTCTTCACCGGTCTGCCGCACCGGAGGCGGCGGCGGAGTTGGCGGGGTTTGTTTCGGAGCACCGGCACCCATGGCCCCCGCGCATACCCCGGCAGGACAGCACCGGGAAAGCGCAAGTTTCCTTGCCGACAGCACTTTGCGGGGATTCTCCCAACTCAGGGTTGGGAGTTTTTACTGTTCTGGCTTTCAATGATCGTGACCCGAGCGAAGCGGACGTTTTGCAGCCACTCCTTGTGCAGATTCGGCGGGATATGATCGCAGACCGCCGCCATCGCGTCGCGTTTCGTGAGTCGCACGCACGTCCAGTTGATCCATTCAGCCCCACGCTTCGGGCGGATGATGGGAGCCCACAGATTTTTCACCGTGGCGGGCCTGCCAGAACAAGCCGCCGCATTCGACGGGCTACAGCTTTTCAATTTCGTTCTCATGATCGTTTCAGGTTCGCCCGCGCATGGGCTCAATCGTTGCGCCGGCCGCTCCGCCACAAAAGGTAAGGGTTCACGGATTGGCTTCGGTGGGGGTTTCCAAGGATGGGGGTGACGCTGGGGCATCGGCTCCGCTTTCCGGCTCTGTCAGCAGTGCCAGAACTGCGCGCTCCCACTCTCGATACATGGCGGCTTCCCTCCAGAACTGGCGGGCTTCCTCGATTTCTCCGGTCTCGTTACAACGGACCACCGTGGCCTCCGAGTCCGCCGCCTCCACGCCCAAAAACTCAGCCAAGGTCGTAAGGGCTGCCAGATCCTTCACCGGCGCAACGCGCCCTCTCTCCCGTGAATCCTCCGCAGCGCCTTGTCGCTCCGCCCGCTCCGCGGCCTGCGCAACAAGTCCCTGCTCCGGACCCTTCACCCCTTCCAGGATCTTCAAGGCTTCGAACCAGCCTAACTGGTTGGACACCTCTATCAGGCGTAGGAATGCGTCGTGGTCGTTCATGCTTCGATCCTTCCAGGGGTTACGGGCGGGAGAGAGGGCGCGTTCAATCGTCATCCTCCAGATCGGCCAGGCTGAACACCCGGCGGGGTGCGTCGCCCAGCCCGCGGATTGGGGAAATCACTCGCGGCGCCGCCGGCTGCGGCCCGTTCTTCAGCAGCCCGGCGTCCATGGCCTCCGCCAGCTGCCGCAGCGCGTCGCAGCCGTGCGAGCTCCAGTCATGCACGGGATCGTCGGTGAAGCGGCCATCGATCGGGCTGACCTTCCACCGGTAGGCGTCCAGCGCATCGATCAGCCGGGCGCATTTCTTGGCGTGGAACAGCATGCGCGGGATCAGCTCGCGCGTCTTGTTGATCCCCGGCACCACGTTGGCGCAGCGCGGCACGATCTCGATGTTAGCCAAGCCGGCTTTCTCGAGCTGCTGCTGGAAGTTGTCGCCGCTCTTCTCCTTGGCCCGGGCGTCGTGCGGGAGGAAATGGGAGCCGAGCGGATAGCCCTTGCCCTTCAGCCATGCCACGCGCGCGGTCGGATCGTGGTCCAGCTCCGCGTCGTAGTCGATCACGTGAATTTCCCGGCCGACCATCTGAAAGTAGATCGTGCGGGTGTTGAGCGGCGCGCCCAGGTCCCACAGCGTGTGAACCGGGTGCGACCGGTCCCACGGGAATTCCCGGATCCGGCCTTCCGCCCTGGCGCGGTCCATCTGCCCGGCGTAAATCGCCCCCTCCACCGGTGCCGAAAAGGCTTCGTCCAGCGTGGACGGGTATTCCCGGGACATGAAGATCCCCTGTTCCAGCTTCTTGGCGATCCACCACAGTTTCTGTTCGCGGCTGAAGGTCTTGCCCAGCCGGTCCCCCAGCTCCTTGAAATACTGTTCCGCCTCGCCGGTCAGCGCGCCGGTGAACTTCACGGCCGCGGGATCCCCGTGCCACGGGAAAAAGAAGATCCGCCCTTCCGAATTGGGATCGCCTTCCAGGATCGGCTCGACCAGCTCCCACAGATCGCCGCCCTTCCCTCCCATCCACGTGGTTTCCACGATCCGGCGGCCCATGCGCGCGGCCGGGAAAGCGCCGGTGCGGATCTCGCGGGAGCGCTTGGCGTCCTTGGCCGCGATCGGGCCCCACTCAGAAACGTGCAGCAGGTTGCAATCGCCGCCGCGTCCGCCGGTGCCAGCAAAGATCACGCTGTCTTCGGATTCCGTTTCGCCCGTCACGCGGAACCGCATTTCCCCGTCGTTCCGCTTGTCGAAAACCACCGGCTCGAGGAACAGCGGATCCATGTTGTCGATCGCGAACCGGATGATTTCCACCATCTTCTTGGTGGCGTCCTCCTGCTTCTGATCGATCAGGATCGACCGCCACCCGCTTTCAAAATACGCCTTGTCCACCTGGTAGGTTCCCAGCGTGGTGGACATGCCCAGGCGCCGGGACTTGATGATGTACACCGGGACTTCCGGGGTTTCCTCAAGGTGCGCGATCACCTCTTCCTGTTCCGCACGCGGCACGAACGGGATCGCGTTGCCCTTCCCTTCCTGACGGCACTGGTAAAGATTCCGCATGCGCCAGCGCGGGTCTTCCAGCTCCGCCTCGAGGTTTCCAAAGTCGATCATTTCCGGCGGGCCCTCAGGCGTTTGATCATGTCCCCGAAGGCGGCGCTGGCGTCCACCTTGACCTCCTGCGGCTTGTTCCAGCCCATCACCAGGCAGAGCTGCTTCAGCGCGCCCAGCTTGCTCGGCATCTTCACGGCCAGCCCGCTTTCGTCCACCCGGAATTCCTGCGCCAGCGGGTGGTTCTCGTTCAGCTTGCCCACCGGCGTTTCCACGATCTCCCAAAGCCTGGCCACCATGTCGTCCCGGTCCCGGCCGGCCGCGGCCACCGCTTCCTTGCGCAGCCCGTCCAAATGCTTCGCGACCTTGGCATTTCTTAGCAGTTTCGACGCTTGCACGTCCGCCGCGTCGCCGGTGGCCTCGTAGCCCGCCGCCTCGTACGCTCGCCCGGCCGCCAGCCCGCGCATGATGAATTCGCAGAACCGCCGCTGCCGGTCGTTCACCGGGCCGGGATCTTTCAAGGTGGCGGATTTCTTGGCGGGCATGCTGGCAATCTATCAGGCGGTGCGTTGGAAGGGAACCACGTGCGGCAGCGCGACGGGCTGCCGGTCCATCGGCGAATCCACGGCGCGGAAGCCCACGCTGCGCAGGTAAATTTCCGTGGTGGCGATGTCGGAATGCCCGAGCTGTTCCTGGATCGTGCGGATGTCCACGCCGTCCCGCAGCAAACTGGTGGCGTAGGAATGCCGCAGGGCGTGAGGGTGGACCCGCTGGCAAATCCCCAGCCGGTCGGCCGCCGTCTTCAGCGCCTTTTCCAGCGCGTGCGCCGTGGCGTGCCATCGTTCCGGCCCCAACTCGCCCGCGTGAACCGTTCGCGACGGGAAAAGCCAATACCATGGCAGCGTCCCGAACTGCTTCCGGCCGAATTTCCGCATCAGCGATTCGCGCGGGTGCGGGCAAATGATCCCTTTCGCCTTGTCCTGTTCCCATTGCCACCGGCAGCGCCTCAACTGGTCTTCCAGCAGCGGCAGGATCGCCCGCGGGATCTTCAGGCTGCGCGACTTGTCCCCCTTGCTTTCCTGGATGTCGATCATTCCGGCCGCCAGACGCACGTCCTTCAGGCGCAGCCGCAACAGATCGACCTCGACCCGGAGGCCGCAGCCGTAAAGCAGCGCGGCCTGGAGCTTCGGAGCCCGGTCCATCGCCGCAATCAGGTTCATGCAGTCCGCGTGCGTCAGCTCGGAAGGCATGCGCCGCGTCTTGCGTGGCCGCGGCAGCTTCAGCTCGCCCATTTCCCGGCCCAGCACGTGGACATGGAAGAAATGCAGCGGGGACAGCGCCTTGCGGATGGTCTGCCAGTGCAGCTTCCGCGTGTCCGCCAGAAAATCGATGTAGCCCTGCGGCCCGTCGATCTTCCCCGCGGCCAGCAGCCCGGCATAGTCCACGATCACCCGGCGATACGATTCGCGGGTTTTCGGCATGTGGTCGGCGCGCAATTCCGCCGCGTCCAACTTTGCAAGAGCTTCACTAAGTTTCATCGATTTATCAGGATTCTCCCAACTCGGGGAGGGGGAATTTACTGTTGCGCCGGCCGCTCCGCCACGCAGGGTCAGGGTTCACGGGTTAGCTCCGGTGGGGGTTTCCAAGGATGGGGATGACGCTTTGGCATCGGCTCCGCTTTCCGGCTCAGCCCGCAGGAGCTTGAGGTAGTAGATGACGTCCCTATACGCCTCAAGCGAGCCGTCGTAATACGCAGCTTCTCGGTAGTCATCAGCTTTCCGGCAAAGATGAGTAAGTTCGTCGGCTCGGCTTTCGGCTCGCCTCACGTAGTCCAGAACCCAACCTAAGGCTGCGGTCTGAGCCTCCACCGGCGCAACGCGCCCTCTCCCCCGGCTTCGCTCCTCCGCAGCGCCTTGTCGCTCCGCCTGCTCCGCAGTCGGCGCAACAAGTCCCTGCACCGGACCCTCCACCCCCTCCAGTCGCTTGAGGGCCTCGGGGAAGCCGAGTTGGTTGACCAAGCGCCACACGCTTGCTTTCACTTGTATCTCTTGTTCAGTCATCGCTTCTTACGGAGGTTGCGGGCGGGAGAGAGGGCGCGTTCTGAGCACCGAATTTCGCGTGGAGACGTTCGTATTCTGCTCGCTCCCGTTCCTCTTCGGTCGGATCGGTTTTCTTCTCCCATCCGCATTCCTTGATCAGGAGTTCCATGGTGATTCCA